CCATAGTATATGTAATACAAGATATACCTGGAACCAAAATAGGTGCACCTAAAATAAATATAGTCGGTGCAACCCAATATGGACAGTTAAAAGTTTTACTTCCAGAAAATTCACAAATTATTTTAAGTCCAGTTTATGTAATTTCAACTTTAAAACAAAAATTAAAAGATTATAAATCAAAAGATTATTTATTACTTACAGGTGATCCTGCAATTATTGGTGTTGCGTGTTCAATAGTTTCTGATATAACAAATGGAAAATATAAATTATTAAAATGGGACAAACAAGAAAGAAGATATTATCCTGTTGAAATTGATTTGTATAATAAAACTTGACAATAAAAAAATAAAATATATATAGAAAGGATAGAAAGCTATGACAATAAATTTTGAAAACGATAGAATACAATCGGTGGAGCAAATAGATTCCGCTAAAAGATTATCAGATAAGGTAATTGAATTAAAAGATTTAGAAGATGAAATTGCAAATGCAGAAGAGTCTGTAAAAAAATTAAAAGAAAGAGCAAATTATTTATCAGCTGTAGAAATTCCTGCAATGATGGATGAAATGCAAATTACAAAATTAAAGCTGAAGGATGGCGAGTCAGTAGAAGTCAAAAAAATCTACGGCGCATCTATTCCAAAAGATCAACAGGAAGCAGCTTTTGAATGGCTTCGTAACAACGGTCTAGGTGATATTATTAAAAATGATATTACCGTTACCTTTGGTCGTGGCGAAGATAACAAGGCGGCATCATATGTCGACCTTGCACGAGGCAATGGGTTTGAACCAGTCCAGAAAATTGGTGTTAACCCAATGACACTCAAGGCATTGGTCAGGGAACGTCTAGAATCTGGACAAGATGTTCCCGCTGACCTATTCAAGCCGTTTGAAGGTAACCAAACGAAAATAACAAGACGCTAAACAAAAAAGGAGAAACTAGATGAGCGAAACGAGTAACGTGAAACAAGTGGTAAAGAAGTCAGAAGCAGGACTTCCATCTGCTTCATTATTTGAAGCTGATGCACACCTGGGTTTTGAGAATGTGAAGACAGAATCACTGGCTCCACCAATCTTAAAACTATTACAAAACGGTTCAGCGGAAGCACAGAAACGTAATCAAAATTATGTTGAAGGTGCAGAACCTGGAATGTTTTTAAATACAGTTACAAAACAACTGTATAATGGTGATCAAGGAATAAATGTAGTTCCTTGTTATTACAAACTAGAGTACCAAGAATGGTCTGATTACGGAACAGGTTCCGGTAGGCCAGAAATGATTTATCCTGATACATCAGATATTTTAGATAAAACAACTAAAGGACCTGATGGAAAAGATAGATTGCAAAATGGAAACTACATATTAACTGTAGGTCAACACTTTGTAATCATCTTAGGAAAAAATGGTTCAGAAACTGCTATGATATCTATGAGTTCATCTCAAGGTAAGATTAGTAGAAAATGGAACTCTATGATGAAATCAATAGTTATGGATGGTAAAAACGGTCCATATACCCCACCTTCATTTAGCCATATATACAAATTATCTTCTGTATTAAATACAGGTAAAGGTAATCAATGGTATGGTTGGAACGTTGCAAAGGTAGGTCCAGTAGAAGATGCGGCTCTATATGAAAGAGCTAAAAAATTCTATGGTTCTTTTGCAAACAGATAATTTTAATTATCGTTCACAATTAATGAAACAGGCGGCCGTAAGGCCGCCTAAGAATGAAAGATGGATATGATAGAAATAAAAAAATTTAAAGATATATTTGAAGGATCATACAATGCGTATGGTCAAACTCGTAAAACAGAAGAATATGATGAACGAGGTAAACATAAAACTAAATCAGTTATAGTTAAACAACCTGTAACTGATGATATGTGGGCAGATCATTTATTAGGAAAAGATCCTGCGTTAGGAATTATTCCTATTAATGAAGACAGTAAATGTAAATGGGCTTGTATAGACATAGATGTTTACAATTTAAATCATAAAGAATTAATAGACAAAATTAAATTAAACAAATTACCTTTAGTAGTATTTAGATCAAAATCTGGAGGCGCACACGTATTTTTATTTGCAGAAGAATTTATTCCTGCAGCATTATTTAGAAATAAATTAAAAGATATAGCTGCAATGTTAGGTTATGCACGATCAGAAATATTTCCAAAACAAAATCATATTAATAAAGAAAGAGGAGACGTGGGTAGTTTTTTAAACTTACCTTATCATAATGTAAATCAAACGTTGCGATATGCATTTAATTATGATGGAAATGCTATGACCATAGAAGAATTTTTTAAATATTATGATCAAATAGTTTTAACAGAAGAAGATTTGGTAGAATTAAAAATTAAAGAAGATAAACCTGAAGACATTGATTTATTAAAAGGTGCACCACCTTGTTTAAGAATGTTGTCACAAGAAGGAATACCAAACGGACAAAGAAACAATGCAATGTATAATTTTGGTGTTTATTGTAAAAAAAGATTTCCTGATAATTGGGATACTAAAATATTTAATTACAATGATAAATATTGCCAACCACCTTTAGATAAAAAAGAAATAGATATATTAATCAAATCAATAAGTGGAAAAGAATATCAATACAAATGTAAAGATGAGCCTATTGCATCTTTCTGTAATTCTAAAAAATGTATTAAACAAGAATTTGGTGTAGGTGATGATTTTTCTCCTGGACTAGAAATAAAAGAAATACAAAAATATACATCTAATCCGCCTATTTATTATGTAACGGTTGGTGAAGGTATGGTTGAAGTTAGTGGTGCTGATCTACACGAACCTGATAAATTTTCTTTAAAATGTATGGAACAGATTAATCAATCAATGTTACCTGTTGCAAAATTAATATGGAGAAAACAAATTAATAAACTATTACAAGAATCTATACCAATAGAAGCACCAGAAATATTAAAGACAGATAATCAATTAAAAGAATTACTAATTGAATTTATATCAAGAGCAAATGGTAAGAAAAAAGAAGATATTAAAAGAGGAGTTCCGTTTACTGAAAATGGAACAAGTTATTTTAAATTTAAATCTTTTTGGAATTTTTTATTAAGAAGTAAATCTTGGAATATTAAATATGAAGCAACAATGAGAATGTTAGAAACTTTATTTAATGCAAAAGAAGAGATATCTAATTTAGATGGTAAAAATACAAGGCATCTAGTTATTAAACAAATGGAAATAGATAAACCTATTGCCAGAAAAGATAAGATTAAAGATGCTCCATACCAATAGAATAATAATACCTGGTCCGCCTGGCACAGGTAAAACCTTTACTTTAACAAAGTATTTAGAGAAAGAATTAAAGGAATATAAAACTAATCCAAAAAAGATAGCTTACATATCATTTAGTAATGCGGCAGCTGATGAAGCACAAAGAAGAATTACAGATAATTTATTTCATATAGGTACAATGCATTCTTTAGGAAGTAATGCATTAGGAATTACTACACAAACACAATTATTAAAAGGAAGTAAATGGAATAGTTTTAAAAACTATTCACAAGTATGCAAAGATTTATCCTTTGAATCTAGAACAAATGAATTTGGTTATGTTGAATATACAAATCCACATATGAAAATTATTGAGTATGCTAGATCTCGTCAAATAGATATAGAAGAAGCAGCCATACAATTAGATTTATATCAAACTGTTGAAGTTAGTTTAACAGAATTAATAGAATCACATTTGCAAACTTATAAAGAACATACAGGAATGGTTGAATATTACGATATGATTGCAAAGTTTATAGATAAACAAGTGTGTCCTGAATTAGATGTTGTATTTTTAGATGAAGCGCAAGATTTAAGTCCATTACAATGGAAAATGTTTTTTTACATTGAATCAAAATGCAAACGTTCATACATAGCTGGAGATGATGATCAAACCATTTATACATTTCAAGGCGCTGATCCAAGTATCTTCATTAATTTAAAAGGAACAGTTGATGCACAAGTACAATCTAGAAGAGTTCCTAGAAAAATACATAAGTTAGCTGAATCTATATTTCCATATATGAATGAACGATTAGATAAAAAATGGGAACCTAGAGACGCAGAAGGAAACATTTATGAAGATATGGCATTAGAAGATTTGGACTTATCTACGGGTAATTGGATGATATTAGCTAGAACTAATAAAATGTTAGATCCAATAAAAGAATATTTAAATAGTTTAAATTTAAGATTTTATGCAAAGACTCAGGATATATTACCTACTGAAATGGTAAATGCATATCGAGTATGGGATAGATTAAATAAAGGTGCAAAGATAAATAAAAAAGATGCACAAGATTTATGGCAATATTTAAAAACTGAAATTCACGTAGCAAGAGGATTTAAAAATGAAAAAAAACTAGAGTCCATTATCTCAGTTGATATGCAAGAACTTAGAGAACATTACGGGTTGCGAGCGACGGGGAGCTGGGAGCATTTAAACTTTCCACAAGAAAGTAAAACATATATAAAAAATTTATTAGAATCAGGTGATGACTTAATGAAAGAACCAAGAATAAAAGTTTCTACAATACATAGTGTTAAAGGAGAAGAAGCAGATAATGTTGTTTTATATACTGATTTAGAAAGAATTATATATGAATCAGCTTTAAAAAATCCAGATCCAGAACATAGGACATTTTTTGTAGGAATAACTAGAGCAAAAGAAAATTTATTTCTAATGCAACCAATATCAGAATATCAATATAACATAGGAGGACCAATAGTATGACAACAAAAGATATGTTTGAAAAAGCATTTCCACAAGAAAAACAGATAGGCGGCAATCACTATAAATCGTTTCACATTCAACCGTATGAATTTATATCTAAAAATAATCTCAGCTTCTTTCAGGGGAACGTTGTGAAGTACGTTTGTAGATACCAGAATAAAAATGGAATAGAGGACTTAGAAAAGATAATTCACTATTGTGAATTAGAGATAAAAAAGATAAAAGATATGAAAAGGAAGAAATGAGAGCAGCAATAATGGATTTATTATTTATAACAGCGTGCACAGCTGCATATTTTTTAGCATTTGAAAAATTTATTTGGAGCATATTATGATATTTGAAGCACAAACTGAATGGAATTGTCCTGAAGAATTTCCTGATCTAAGTAATGCTAAACACATAGCCATTGACTTAGAAACAAAAGATACAGATTTAAAATCAAGAGGATCAGGTGCCATACAAGGAAGAGGTGAGATTGTTGGTATTGCTGTAGCTGTAGAAGGTTGGAAGGGTTATTATCCAATAGCACACGAAGGTGGTGGTAACATAGATAAAAGAATTGTTTTAGAATGGTTTAAAAAAGTTTGTGCAACTGATGGAGTAAAAATATTTCATAATGCAATGTATGATGTATGTTGGATTAGATCATATGGCATACAGATTAATGGACATATCATTGATACAATGGTTATGGCATCTTTGATTGATGAAAATAGATTATCATATACTTTAAATAGTATTGCATTTGAATATTTAAGGGAAGTTAAAGATGAAAAAGCATTAAAAGAAGCAGCAGAATCTTTTGGTATAGATGCTAAAAAAGAAATGTATAAGTTGCCAGCAATGTTTGTAGGTAGTTATGCAGAAAAAGATGCTGAGTTAACTTTAGAATTATTTAAAACTTTATCAAGAGAAATATCAAAACAAAATTTAATAGAAATATTTAATTTAGAAACACAATTGTTTCCTTGTTTGATTGATATGAAATTTAAGGGCGTTCGAGTGGATGTAGAAAAAGCTCATCGATTAAAAAAAGAATTAAGCACAGAAGAAGAAATATTAATCCAAGAAGTAAAAAAAGAAACAGGAATAGAACCTCAGATATGGGCCGCAAGAAGTATTGCGCAAGTTTTTGATAAACTATCTTTACCTTATGAAAGAACTGAGAAATCAAATGCACCATCATTTACTAAAAATTTCCTTTCAAATCATCAACATCCATTAGTTAAAAAGATAGCAAAAGCTAGAGAAATAAACAAGGCACATACTACTTTTATTGATACAATATTGAAACACGAACACAGAGGAAGAATACACGCAGATATTAATCCAATTAGATCAGATCAAGGTGGAACTGTAACTGGTAGATTTAGTTATGCTAATCCAAATTTACAGCAAATACCTGCAAGAAATAAGGATTTAGGGCCAATGATTAGATCATTATTTTTACCTGAAATCAACCATAAATGGGGTTGTTTTGACTATTCACAACAAGAACCTAGATTAGTTGTACATTATGCAGCATCAACTGAACCAATTTGTTTTGATGATTCTGTAATTAATATAGTAGAAAAATTTAAAGATAATTCTGTAGACTTTCACCAAACTGTTGCAGATATGGCAAACATAAAAAGAAAAGATGCAAAGACAATTAATCTTGGATTGTTTTATGGAATGGGTAAAGCAAAACTGCAAGCAGAATTAGGATTAAATACAAAACAAGAAGCAGAAAATTTATTTAATCAATATCACGATAGTGTACCTTTTGTTAGAGACTTAATGACTTATACTTCTAATCAAGCACAAACAGGTTCTATAGGAACATTACTAGGTCGTAGATGTAGATTTAATAAATGGGAACCAAATCAATTTGGTATGCATAAACCAATGGATTTTGAAGAAGCTGAAAGAACATATGGCAGAGGAAGAATTAGAAGAGCATTTACTTACAAAGCTTTAAATAAATTAATACAAGGATCAGCAGCTGATATGACTAAAAAAGCAATGTTAGATTTATATAATGAAGGTATAATACCGCATATACAAATTCACGATGAATTAGACATATCAATTCAATCAGAAGAACAAGCAAAAAAGATAATTGAAATTATGGAAAATGCTGTTACACTAAAAGTCCCTAATAAAGTAGATTATGAATCAGGAAATACTTGGGGAGATATCAATGGATAACAATGGCTTATTTAAATGCGAACACACCACCAATATATTGTCAAATTCGTAGAGAATATTTATATGATCTTAAAAAACATCAAGGAGAAGTGCAAGACGCTATCATCTTTGGGCTTTCGGCCATCACAGGTCGTGCTATTCTTTTTCACGCAATTATGGAAAATGGTGCGGTCTTCTATCGTCTACCGATATCTGCGTTTATACAGAAGGGTTTTGACCCAAAGAAAGTTCCTATACGTAGACTGGACGAATTGGAGTTATGGAATTGTTTCAGTTATTATCCTGCTGTTACTGCTTGGGACATCTTAGAATCACAATCAGGTAAATACATCGGTAAAGATAAAAAATGGCACCACGGTAAATATTTATTTACTGTTGACTTTGCACATCCTGAGAGTAATATACTCGACACTGATCATTCAGAAATACCGCACGAACATAAGTGCGCACACATAATGGCCTTAGATGATGGCAATTATGCAGCTCAACCAAACAATCGAATAATATGGAATATACCTTCTTTTACAATAAAGAATGACATTCCTGATTGGAAGGTTCAAACATCTGAATGGAACGTTGAAGACACAAGTAAATGGAGAACCGAAGATACGGATAACTTCTTTTACGAAATTGAGGAGAAAAAAGATGGCTAAAATTTATTGTAAAGATTGTGATCACAAATGTCATTGTAAAGGTTCTGGATTTTTTGGAGACAAAACAGAATGTGGATGTGGTTGTATGGACTGTACTTGTAAAGGTGAGCCATTGTTATTAACGGAGGAAAATATGGGCTGGATTAAAAAACAGTGGAAAAAATTTATAGATTGGTTTTTTAAAGATTTTTATAAATAATGTCCAAGATAACTGAAGATACATCTGTAAAAACAGATATTAAAACTATTGGTTCACTAATAGCTGCAGCAGGTTTTGCTGT